AGATTCTTGTAAACTGCAACAAGAATCTGCGTATCTGTTCGTCATAAAAAAATTGTTGCATTATGTTCCTGGCGGTAAGAAGCCACCTTGATCACCATTGTCTGCTCGGGGACGAAGAATTTCGCTCAAACTCTGACGACTTGGAATGTTGCCCAAGTCTTTGGTATTAACAGTAGCAGTGTTATTTACGAAGCCGCTACGCAGTGTTTTATTTGTTGGCCCGTTGTTGAGATTGGTGCGGACCTTGTCATCAACTTTGACCCAACGGGCTCCATCATAACGGAACAGTCGATTGGGTTTGTAATCCAAACGCAACACATAGTCTCCTGTGACAGGGTTCGGTGGAAAGTTCACAGCAGGAGTAACTGGCAACCCATTGGGTGCTGTGCCGCCACCGGTAAGGTATCCTGAGGCATAGCCTTCGCCTGTGGGTGTGGTGCTCATGCCGCCTTGTGTGCCATCAACAGTGAGACTTTCATCAGCAGTCAAACTGGTAGGATTAGCAGGTCCGCCTGTGGGCGTGGTAGCCTCAATGTAGAATGTGGTATTGTCGTAGCCGGACAACGGTACTTCTGCATCTGCTTGTGCCAAAATAGCATCGTTGATTTCGTAATCTTTCTCACGTGTGCCTTGTACATCACTGATGGTGCTGGGTGTGTACTCTTGCCAAAACACAGTGTTTGTAATAGCAGTATCCGCAGGCACATTGCTTTGTGCTTGGTAATAGGTATCACCATAGTTTACAATGCTACCTGTGGGATAGAAGTTGCCTGGATCCCAAATGTTCTCTGCCACAAAAGGCTTGTTGGTGATCTGATTGAATTCTTGTTGATCCTTCATGGGTGTGCATTTCACCCGCCACAAGTGCGGCAACCATGTTACTGAAAATCCTTCCGACGCAAAGTCAGCGTCTTGAATAACATAGTATCTAGGCAGTGCTCTAGGTATGTTTTGATTCAGCGGATGGTAGTCTTTTAAATTGGGAATCTCTATCACATCACCGTTCATGAGTTTGCGACCAAATGCATCAATCATGTCGTTGTAGTGAAAGGTCATGAATATGGTATCGTTGTTTAGAAACAGGCCAAACTGGGTTAAATCAAAGTCTACGTCTTGTGTGTTGTACACCCCACGCATGACATACACGTCGGGGTCATAAACTCTGTCACGGTTTTCCAACAACAGCAAGTCTTGAATGTTCAGCACATCCACTGTTTCATACGTAGGCTGTGTGGCATCAAAATTGCCACTTAGTGCAGAGTCGTTGCCGCCGGCTTGTGGTCCTTTGTACTTGTGAACATAAATGTCCAAGCCGCCCACAGTGTACATTTCACTGATAGTGCGGTCCAAAAATTGATAGTCTCTGGTGCGATTGGGGCGGAATAGGGATAAGCGAGGCATGGTATATTTATAGTACTTTGGGTTTACCATAAAACGGGTTGACCAATAATTGCCCTAATGCTATAATATGGACTTAACAACAAAGGAGCCAGTAATGAGTGATTTAGTTACCGATTTGCACAGTGAGATGATCAACAGTGTAGCACCAAATTACAGTATCAATTATGAAGCAGAGGCTCTTGCAAGTTTTGAAGCCACCGGCGATGACTTGATGGAAGTACTAGAGACTCGTGCCACGGACTTTATTGCAGAGACTACCGGGGCAGATGTGCGTGAGGACTTGGGTGGGCTCACAGTGTTTTTCCGTGGTAGTACTTTGGTTGCATTTTACGATTACGAGCAATTCAAAGGGCATGTGTTCTAAAACCCTGAGCCCGAAAGGGCTTTGGGTTGACCAACAATTGCCATTCTGCTATAATTACATATAATTTAAGGAGCCCTGATGAACGCAACACGAGCCGCTGTCAAGCCATTGAACCCCCGTAGTCCTGATACCAAATACACAGGACTGGAACCCACATGGCGTGTGCAACCCACAGATGATCGCACCAGCCAACTCAGTGCTGCCTTTTCATGGTACAATTATTTTTACGGCAAAAAAGATGCACGTGAAATGCTGGTGGCTTATTTGGAGCACAACGGACGCAAAGCAGATGTTCGTGCATTGAAAGGCGTACCAGACTCAGCAGTTCGACTGACCACTGCATGGCTGTGCCGTATGAGCATGGTGGGCTTGGAACTCACAGACACTGAGACAGTTCGCCTGGAAGGCTACATCCAAGAAATATTAACTGCACGTGAACCCGAAGTGGTGGTTGTTGAGGCAGTGCCTGTGGTGGCCAAACCCAACATTCAAGACCGGTTGCGTGAAAAGGTCAGCGAATGTGCAGGAGAACTGGACGGCATGTTTGATGAGTTTGTGGTTGCAGGTGCCAAGATGAGTGCGGACTACAAACCTATCACAGTGATCCGCGGACTAAATGTAGCACCTCAAATGATTTCTGACATTGCCAATTTGTGGAAGCACAAACTGTCAGAGTTTGAAACAGCAATAGAAGGCAAAGATGCACAGATTGTAGAAGGCTACAGCAATTTCAGCAAAATCCAAATGCGTAACATTGTGAAGTTTTGCGAAGCAGTGATCAATGATTGCGGTGCGTATGTGCAGATAAAGAAGGTGGAACGCAAACCACGCAAGGTCAAGGCAGTGCCGCCAGAGAAACGTGCCGCAAAATTCAAAGTGTTAATGGAATTTGCCGAACTCAAGCTCAAAGGTTTACCAGCCGCAAGTCTTGTGGACAAAGCAGAAGCTTGGTTGTACGACACCAAGAAACGCAAGTTGATACACCTTGTAGCTGACAGCCATACACAGGCATTCACTGTAAAAAGCAACAGCATCATTGGTTTTAGCACCATTGAGACCATGCAGAAAACTGTGCGCAAGCCAGCAGATGTTGTGAAAGCAGTGCAAGCCGCAGGCAAGCCGGCCGCACGTAAGATCTACAAGGATCTCTCTACTACAGAAACCCCGTTCAACGGGCGTGGTACCGAGAACCTGGTCATCCTAAAAGCCTGGTAAGTGGTAAATGCACGTAGTCCTACTCAAAGGATCTAACTAATGTTTGATGATGTATTTTATCAAACTCACTTAGGAGAAATATTTCAGCAAAGCCATTGCATGTATCATGAACATGCAATGGTTCATTTGTTCTCAAGTGTGTTGATGCACATGGGCTATCAAAAAATACCCGGCAGTGCCAGAGGATGGGGTCGTGGCAATCGCAAGGTCATTGTGTGCCTGGCTGACGACTTTGGAGTCAACAGAGATGATTGGAGCCTGCCACCAAATCAGTGGTTTGATGAAGACACCACAATCATCACTGACAATTACATGTCCGTTGCTACCAATTATCAAATACTGAAGTTGCCATCAAGTTACTTTGGAGTGTTTAGTTATGTGCCAGCAGATCAAAATTGGACACCAAGTCGGCGATTTAATTTTTCAGTCAACCGACTAGACAGTCAACGACAACTGATTTTGTTAGAGTTAATAAAACAGTCAGGTGGGATTGATCAAGTACAACAATTAGACCATGTGAATTTCAATGCACGAGCACATGGCAATGAGCACACTGCTGAACATGCTCAACGCAGTTTTGCACAGTGTTGGACACAGTTGAATCAATTGCACAATACTGAATATGCTGAGTGGTTTGATCAAACTCGGCCGCACATACCCATTAGAAATCATGCATTGACAGTTGAGCAAACACAGGTTGGTGCGTATCTCAATTTGGTAATTGAAACCTATGCTGGAGATGTTAGCATAGCATTCAGTGAAAAGATATTTAGAGCACTGGTAACTCCGGCACCTTGGGCTGTGTTTTCAGCAAAACATGCGGTGGGGTACTTGAAAACACTGGGGTTTGATGTGTTAGAAGATGTGGTAGACCACAGTTATGACAATTTGATACAAAGCAATAGCATGTACGGTCATGGAAAAATTTCAGAATTTGTCAAACTCAACATACAAAATTATCACAACATAAAAAATTCTGATCAAGTCAAATTGGCAGCAAAATGTCAGGACGCTGCCACACACAATCAACAACTGTTGGCACAAATGCAACGTCGATGGCCTGCGGATTTTGCCAATTGGTTGTCTAATACGATAGCAAAACTTCAATAAATACAGGGACTTGGAGTCCCACATGCCAGAACAGCAACAACAATCACTGCCCACACTGAAGCAAAACTTGATAGAGTATGTCAAGCTACAGTTGGGCGGAGATATAATTGACTTAGAACTAGACCCTTCACACTACGAAGCGGCTTATCAAAAAACCATTGGCACTTATCGCCAACGAGCCAACAATGCATATGAAGAAAGTTACAGCTTCATGCAGTTGGTACAAGATGTCAACATCTACGAACTGCCACAAGAAGTTGTTAGTGTGCGTCAAATATTTCGCAGAACATTTGGCGATAGTTCAGGGCCTTTTGCTAGTAACTTTGATCCGTTTGCACAAGCGTCAATCAACGTTTACTTGATGAACTTCAACGTGGCTGGCGGCTTGGCCACTTACGACTTCTACAGTCAGTACATTGAATTGGCAGGGCGAATGTTTGGTGCCTACATGAACTACACCTGGAATCCTGTGACCAAAAAACTGCAATTGATCCGCGATCCCAAAGGTTCAGGCGAAACGGTGTTGTTGTGGACCTACAACTTGAAACCCGAGTTCAACTTGCTGAGCGATCACCAAATACAGCAATGGATCAAGGACTACATGGTGGCCAACTGCAAAATGATCATTGGCGAAGCACGTGAAAAATTTGGCACTATCGCCGGACCGCAAGGCGGCGGTAGTCTAAACGGTGCAGCCATGAAGGCAGAAGCCAAAGTGGAAATGGACCTGTTGATCAATCAATTGGTAATGTATGTGGACGGAAGCCAGCCTCTTACATTTGTTATTGGCTAAACTGCTCGCACAAATATCTAAAATTCTGTTATAATCAAGCATGGACTTGATGATCGACATTGAAGGTTTGGCAACAGGCCCTGAAACCACAATTTTAACCATTGCGGCTCAGGCATTTGACCCTCTTGGCACTGGCTACTACCAGCAACAATACTATGCCAGGGTTGATTTTGAAAGCCAAGAGAACCGTACCATTGAACAAGGCACTATAAACTGGTGGGCCACGCAACCCGCAGCCGCACGTGAAGAAGCGTTCAATGAGGTGGACCGTATCCCACTAGACCAAGCACTTGATGAATTGCACAAGTTGTGCTGGAAGTGCAATCGCATCTGGATGAACGGTCCCACATACGATGCCAACATCCTTGAGCATGCCTACAAGAGTTATGGTAAACCATTACCATGGCAATATTATAAGATCTGTGATGCACGAACGGTATATAAGCTGTATCCAGGGTTGCCCCGGCCGCCTACCAGCCATCATGCGTTGGAAGACTGCCGCAGACAAATTGACATGTTGCAAGCAACCTTGACTCATTTAAACATCAAGGAACTGGCATGATCATTGGAATTTGTGGATTTATTGGCTCAGGCAAAGATACCATTGCAGACTATCTTGTGAATCTACATCACTTTCGCAGAGAAAGTTTTGCCAACACATTAAAAGACGCAGTAGCACAGGTGTTTGGTTGGGACAGAACCATGCTGGAGGGCCGCACAAAAATGGCCCGTGAGTGGCGTGAGCAAGTTGATCCATGGTGGGCCCAACGTTTAGGAATACCACACTTGACTCCACGTTACATTCTACAGCAGTGGGGCACAGAAGTGTGCCGCAAGAACTTTCACGACGATATCTGGATTGCTAGTTTGGAAAACAAACTGCGTAACAGCAGGGACGATGTTGTGATCAGTGACTGCAGATTCCCCAACGAAATCCGTGCTATCAAACAGTCGGGCGGTATTGTGGTGCGTGTGGTGCGTGGCCCTGAACCTGAGTGGTACGATGCGGCTGTGAGTCTCAATCGTGGCCCTGACGGCAACTCAACCTGGGCACTGAGCGGGCGTCGACTAGAGCAGTTGGGAGTACATGCATCAGAAACGTCTTGGGTAGGTACGAAATTTGATGTGGTACTGGACAACAACAGTACACTAGATGATCTATATCAACAAGTCAAGCGTCTGGTTCAAGATCACCCGCTCGCCAAGTAACTTCTGTACGGGAAATTTCTTCTACACAATTACGACAAACTGTTCGTAAGTTTCTCACAGTGGCATTGTTGAGATCACCATCAATGTGATACACCAACAACTGACTGGCAAATCTTGCTCGAAACCCGCATCTATCACATGCGGGTTTTTTCTTGTAGCCTGCGGACTTCCATCTTGGCTCTCTGGGTTTGATTCCCCGACCTTTGCGTTGACAAGTCTCGCACCTACTGCGATAATGTGTTACATCTTCCTTAATATAATTCACAGCACATGGTCGTTGATTGCAGGCTTTACATATGGGTCTCATGGGGTATTTAGTACTTGGACCTTTGCCAAAGGGTGGTGTAAACTGGCTTTTTTTGGGTATGCCTATAAATATCAATAACTTGAAAAGGAACCAACCATGGCACTAGTATCACCAGGCGTAGAAGTAACAGTAATTGACGAGAGTCAATATATCCCTTCCGCTGTAAACACAGTCCCTTACTTTCTAGTAGCAACAGCACAAAACAAAGCTGACGCTGCTGGAGTCGGAGTTGCAGCCGGCACAACCGCTGCCAATGCAAACAAAACTTATCTCATTACCAGTCAGCGTGATTTGGCAGCCACATTTGGTGTGCCGTTCTTCTACAACACCACCACTGGTACCCCTATTAACGGATACGAACTCAACGAGTACGGATTGTTGGCAGCTTACTCAGCCCTGGGCGTTACCAATCGTGCGTATGTTCAACGTGTGGACATTGACCTAACAGAATTGACTGCAAGTTTGAGTCGTCCCACAGGCAACCCCAACAACGGCACATACTGGTTAGATACTAGCACTAGTCTCTGGGGCATATTTGAATGGGATCAAACATCCGCAACATTTACCAACCAAGTGCCTATTGTGATTACAGACACAGCAGATGTGGTTGACTATGCTGGCGGTGATTATACTCCCATCAGCACCATTGGCAGCATTGGCGACTATGCGGTGAGTGCAGTGAGTTTGAACAATGAGAATTGGTACAAAAACTCAAACAACACCTGGGTATTACTGGGCACAGATGCATGGAAAACATCATGGCCTGCCTTGCAAGGCACAAACTCAGTGTCTGGCAGCGGTTTGCCAGTTGGTGCCAACATGTACATCAATGATGTGTTGTGTACTGTTAGTGCTACCAACACCGTAACAGGATTTGCTGCGGTTATTAACAGTCAAGCTATTCCGGGCGTTACTGCTGCCGCAGTCAACAACAAGTTGACATTGTATGCAACCAGTGTTGCTTCCAATGACGGATCCACAGACAGCGGTGGTGTTATTAGCATTGAAACAGGCACAATTCCTGCAACAACCGCTAACTTGTTGACCACACTGGGTATTACATCTGGTGAATATCGTGCTCCAAGTTATTTCCCAGGTTACAGTTATCAAGCACCTCGCTGGAGAACCACAGACACAGATTCTGCTCCCACAGGATCCGTTTGGCAAAATCTCAGCACTGCCAGTACTGGCATGAGTTTGAAAGTAAAACAATACAGTGCTGCATTGGATACCTTTGTTGCACAAAACAGTCCTGTATATTCATACGATGGCACAGCAAACTATGGTCTTGATCCCACTGGTGGCGGCAAGAATATTCCAGTTGGCAGCACTTATGTGCAATACAATTCTGAACTATACAATACAACTCCCAATTCAAATGCCAGTTTCTTGTTGTTGGAAAGAACTGCGTTGGGTGCCACAGTTGTAACTGGTACTACCACTCCTGGATCTGGTGGCGATGCATTGTTTGTGCAAAATAATGTTTTTTATATCTATGCTACACAAGCAGGACAGTCATTGACCAATTATGATCTGCAACCAAATACACCTTATGTTGTGACATTGAGTGGAACCAGTGTTGCTGCTTTTATAACTTCTGTCAGTGCTGCTAACGTGCCTTATGTTAGTGCCAGCGTAAACAGTGCTGGCAATATTGTGTTCACACACAGCCAAGGCGGCTCGATATACTTACAAAATTTCACTGGTACACCAGTGACCACTGCTGGATTTACCACAGCTACTCCCAAAGTGCGTCAGGCTCAAATTGCAAATCAATTGGTATTGAGCAATTGGGTCAGCACTGATTTGTTCTCTTACACAGCAAGCGATGTTGCCCCTGATCAAAATCCAGCTGATGGTCGTTTGTGGTACTACAGTTCAGTAAGCGATGTAGATATCATGATCCAAGACAACGGCACATGGCAAGGTTATCAGAATGTCACCAACGACACACGAGGGTTTGATCTTACATTGACCAATGCGTCAGGACCCATTGTTGCTGCCTCAGAACCACTGACACAGAACGATGCAGCCGAAAGCCCATTGCAATACGGTGACCTGTGGATTGACAGCAGTGATCTTGAAAACTATCCCTTGTTGTATCGTTGGGAACAAGTCAGCGGCACAGATCAATGGGTTGCAGTTGACACCACTGATCAAATCACTTCAAACGGTATCCTGTTTGCAGATGCACGTTGGGCACCAAATGGCACCACAGATCCTGTGGCCGATCCATTCCCCACAATTGAAAGTTTGTTGATCAGTGATTATTTGGATTTGGATGCACCCGATCCTGCACTGTATCCCCAAGGTATGTTGTTGTTCAACACACGCCGTTCAGGGTACAATGTCAAGAGTTATCAAAGCAATTATTTTAACTCAACCACATTCCCAGATGATATATTACCCACAGTGACCAACACATGGCTCACAGCATCAGGCAACAAAGACGACGGTGCCATGTACGCTGGACGATTGGCACAACGCAAACTGATTGTGGCTGCAATGAAGGCAGGCATTGATACCAGTCTGGCTGCACGTGAAGAACAAAATCAATTCAACTTGATTGCTGCACCTGCTTATCCTGAGTTGTTGGTCAACTTGGTGGCACTCAGCAACGAACGTGCCAACACATTGTTTGTGGTAGGAGACACACCAATGCGATTGCCAAACACAGGCAATGATCTAGTGACACATGCAACCAACAACAACGGTCTTGGTGTGCCCACAGATGACGGCTTGACAATTGGCAGTGCTTATGCTGCTGTGTTCTATCCCAGCTGCCAGACCACAGACTTGAGTGGCAATACTGTTGTTGCACCGCCCACACACATGATGGTACGCACAATCTTGCGTAGTGATGCAGTGAGTTATCCATGGCTGGCACCTGCTGGCACACGTCGAGGCGTGGTAGACAATGCTGAGGCTATTGGGTACATCAATGCACAAACTGGTGAGTTTGTACAGTTGGCAGTGGGACAAAGTGTACGTGACATATTGTATGAAAACAACATCAACCCCATTACCTTTATTCCAGGTATTGGTATCACAAACTTTGGCAACAAAACACGTCAAGGTGCCACCACAGCATTGGATCGCATCAACGTTGCACGATTGATCTGCTTCTTGCGTGGACGCCTGGAAGAAATTGGCAAACTGTACTTGTTTGAACCCAATGATCAAATCACACGCAATGAGATCACCAACACTGTTAACAGTTTGATGATTGACCTTGTGGCCAAACGTGCTCTTTATGACTACTTGGTTGTTTGCGACTTGAGTAACAACACTCCTGCACGTATTGACCGCAACGAGTTGTGGGTTGACGTTGCTATTGAACCAGTCAAAGCAGTTGAATTTATCTACATTCCATTGCGTATCAAGAACACTGGAGAAATTTCAGGACTTAATGCTTGATCTAAAATGACCGGTTTCGACCGGTCATTGAATTAGGTAAATAAACACAACAGGAGATATAACAAATGCCATCAGCATCATTAAACAAAATGACAGTACCTTTGGCCAGCGATCAGAGTTCGACAACACAAGGTCTGTTGATGCCCAAACTTAAATATCGCTTTAGAGTGATGTTTGAAAACTTTGGTGTCAGTACACCAAGAACAGAATTGACCAAACAGGTAATAAGTTTTGCTCGTCCTAACTTAACATTTGAGAACATAGAGATACCTATCTACAATTCAAAATTGAACTTAGCTGGCAAACACGCATGGGCACCTACTTCTTGCGAAATCCGTGACGATGCGTCGGGTGCTGTGAGCAAGTTAGTTGGCGAACAGCTACAGAAACAAATGGACTTCTTAGAAATGAGTAGTGCTGCTTCTGGAGTCGATTACAAGTTCACAACCAAAGTTGAAATCCTTGACGGTGGTAATGGTGCTACTGCTCCAGTTGTGTTAGAAACTTGGGAATTGTATGGCTGCTATCTTAATAGTGCTGACTATGGTGCATTGAACTACAGTGAAAATGCTCCTGTAACAATTACCATGGGCATCATTTATGACAATGCTAATCAAAGCCCAGTTGGTGTTGGTGTTGCTACAAAAATTGCACGTACCATCGCTGGCTCAGTAAGTGCTGCAGGAATTTAAACGTGTCATTTTTTGGACAAAATTTCCTTAAGGCTATAGATCCAAATTTCGGCAACAATTTTAAAAGCGGGTTCCTAGGTGACAACATTTTGCGTGATTACACTCACGCAAGCAAAACTTTTACCACTAATGCCTACGAACTAAAACCTCGATACAAGTTTCTCTTCCATGTGAGTTTTACACTTAACTTGGCAGAGATTCCTTTTTTGCGTGGTGCTTTTGGCAATGATGATATAACCAATCTCAGTCTGGCAGTAAAAACCATTGATTTGCCAAAGTACAATATTGAAACAGAAACCCTAAATCAATACAATCGCAAAAGAATCATACAGAAAAAACTCAACTACGATCCAATCAATGTAACACTACATGATACCAGTGGCGATTTGATTCGCAAGATGTGGTATTACTACATGAATTATTACTACAAAGATTCATCACAACGTTACTTGGATCCCAACAACACCAATGGCAGCAATGGTGCTGATGCACAGCGTCAAGCAGGTTTTGGCTACAATGCCAGAGACATCTATGCCAAAGAACGTGTGGGCAATGTCAACGACTGGGGATTTATTGGCGAAGCATTCAATGATGGATCAACCAATGGTGTTGCCGGCGGCAAGCCTGCGTTCTTCAGGGACATCAGGATCTATGGCATGGATCAACGCAAGTTTGCTGAATACGTGCTGATCAACCCATTGATCACCAGTTGGAGCCATGATCAGTACAACTACTCTGAAGGTGGTGGTACCATGCAAAATTCAATGACCATTGCTTATGAAACAGTGAAATACTATTCAGGTGCAGTGGGTCGAGCACAATCGGGCGGTGATCCCAACGTGCAAGGGTTTGCTACAGATGCACACTACGACAAAGAACTCAGTCCCATTGCTAGACCAGGTTCAAACGCCACAGTGTTTGGGCAAGGCGGGTTGCTGGAAACAGGTGCTGGTATCATCGGCGATTTGCAAAGTGGCAGTGTGTTGGGCTTGATTGGTGCTGCACAAAAAGCCGCACGTCTTGACAAAACATTCAAAGGCAAAAATCTTGCTGCCATTGCCAAGAGTGAGGCTGTGGCACTTGGCACACAAACGCTGCAACAAGGATTACCTGCAGCCACTAGAGCCGTGGCCAACAAGGCTGACGGCTGGATCTTTCCCACACAAACATTCAATAGAAACAACACCGGTCCCAATCAAAGTCAAGCCGAAACCAACAGATTATTAAATACAAGACGATGAGCACTGTAAATTATACCAATCCCAATGTAGATTTAACTGTCAGAGTTTTTGACAACTTTTATGCCTACGACACCAATGTGCCTGCTGCAGAATATGACATTGTGTACAGTTATTTTTTAAGCACAATGAGCACTCGTCAGGCTGCTGGCAACTTTACTGTGAGTTTGTTTAGGGTGGCAGAGACCACTGGTATATCGCCACTGACCTTGCTGGACGAGTTCAAAGGACAAAACGGTATCAATCTCAGTGCCAGCCTGGCCTACTATCTCAATGCCATTCGCAGTGCTGCCACACTGTTGGGTGTGGGTGTTGCAGTAGTACCTAACTTTTATCAGGCCAGAAACGTGTTGCTATGAGTCGTTGGGCACAGGGCAACTATGTCATACTCAATCGTGAAAAGTATGCGGGCAATGGAACGCCTCGCTACAGATCAGGTTGGGAACTGAGTTTTATGAAGTTCTGCGACACCAACGATCATGTGTTGCAATGGGCCAGCGAAAGCATTGCTATCCCTTATCGTCATCCCATAACAGGCAAGATGACACAATACATTCCAGACTTTTTGATCACTTATCGCAACAGAGACAACACTGTGCGAGCCGAGTTGATTGAAATCAAACCCAAAAGTCAAAGTGTGATCGAGTCAAAAATGAACAGCAGAGACCGTGCTGTAGTAGCAATCAACTATGCCAAATGGGACGCAGCCACCAAATGGGCCAGAAAAAACGGGTTAAGTTTTAGAGTGATAACAGAATCGGATATGTTTCACAACGGTCGTGCTTGACCACTAAATAGGGCATGACCCGTAAACTCGAAGAACTTTTTGAATTACCCCCATCTGAAGACGCCCCTGTCAATGATGCTGGATCCACCCCTGCACAAGACCTGCGTAGTCAACTACAAACCTTAGACGACAACATAGACAAAATTGATCAAGCCCTGCCCGGAGTGCGTGGCCTAGAAGCCAACGACGAAGAAATGGACGGCCTGGCTGACCTGGCCAAAAGCAGTTACAATGATCTCATGGATCTTGGCATGCAAGTAGACTCAAGATTTGCCAGCGAAATATTCTCAGTGGCCAGCAACATGTTGGGACATGCTATCACAGCAAAAACAGCCAAAATGGACAAGAAGTTGAAAATGATTGATCTACAGTTGAAAAAGATGCGACTGGATCAACAGCAAAGTGTAATTGACGCCAAAGCCGCAGATGCAGGCACAGGTGAAGCCATGCAAACAGCACAGGGCATGGTGTTGAGTCGTAATGATCTGCTGGAACGATTGCTCAGCAAAGATCAAAAAGATAAAAAAGAATAAATATGTTACAGGAACCTGATATGAAAAATTTTGCCCATTACCTCGCCGAAAGCGAACGTACCTACAACTATCGTATCAAAATGCTGGGCAAACCGCCTGGTGATTTGGTATCGCAGTTGAAGAAAAAGTTGGATCAATTTGATCCTGTTAAAATGAGTGATCCCCGGACCACGCCTATACAGATCATTCCCACTGACTTTCCCAACAACAAAAACGATTCAGTAACAATGTTTGATGTGAGTTTCAAGTATCCAGCCATTGAGCCACAGATCAAACAACTGGCACAGTTGCTGGGCATGGACCCCAATCACATCATCATGCAGACCACACCATACGTGGATGGCCTGGTAGATGAGTACGAAAAGATTGACGATCAAAACAAAGACCTGTTGGATGACACAGATTATCCTGCCCCTGATGCCGAACAACGTGCATTGAAGAAAGACTACGCAACTGGTCCTTATGACCATGCTGTGTTGAAAAATGCATATCGCAGTGACTTCACCATTGCTGGTGGCAAGACACCACCTGCTAAAACCACAAATGAAATTGCTCAAGGCACACAAAGCCCAATGACCAAGATCACTCGTCCACCCAAGCCAGCAACTGGCGCCAACCCAAGAGGATAATACAATGAGTTTCTTTTACGATTTAAACAAAAAACTAGACAGCATTCGTGCCACACCTGAAGTCACACACCAGCAATTGAATGAGCGTGACATGAGTCGTGCTGCCAAAGGCTATGAAAAGTACGGCAAACAAGGCATGCAAGCATTGGCCAAGGCCGGTCGCGAAGGCAAAGCCCTTGATCCTGTTAGAAAAAAATATGACAAGTATGACAACGACCAAGTGGATGAAGACATGTACAATCAAGGTGGTGTCTATAAAGATTTAGAAATTGAACCAAAACGACCACAACAAAAAGAAAAAGGAATGACTCGCGGTACTCGTCCAGCTCCCAAAGGAGAATTTATGGGCACCATCAAAGGTGGTGTATGGACTGCTGATCCACCCAAGCCAGGTGAAAAAGGAGTACCTGTACCAATGGATCCTGAAGGTGTGAAAGAAGCTGGCATGACGCCTAAACAAAAGTCATTTGCCAAATTGGCACCTCCTGCAAACAAAATCACCTTTGCCGACAAGATTGCCGGTGCCAAAAAAGAAGTTGACGAAATGCTGGGCGATGTGGCTGCTGAAGCCATGCGTAATGCATTGAGCCCCAAACAAAAGAAAATTGACATGAACAAGAATGGCAAACTAGATGCCAACGATTTTGCCATGTTACGTAAAGGTGCCAAGCCTGAAATGGACGAAGAACGTTCCAAAGGCACTGCGTTTGACATGAGCACACCAAGAGCTGCCAAACCCAAAGTTGGTTCAGTAGAACGTGGTCACAAACACGATATCAAGCACACTGCTACAGGCCGCATGGTCACACGCAGAGTGGACGACCAAGGTAATTCAGTGGGTGCAGATGATGATGCTGACACACAAGCAGGACCACGTGGACGTGGCAGACCCAAAGGCACAAAGGGTGCTATTGGTGCCAAAGGACCTAGTGGCAAGTCTAAGTTGATGACCAAGGAAGGCGAAGTAGACATTCGTGATCAAGGTGAATACGATCAAGAAGGCGACATGGCCAAAAACGACATCAAGACCATTGTGCGTCATGCACAGGCCTTGAGCAAAGTTCTAGGCGACGACGATAATTTGCCAGAATGGGTACAAAGCAAACTGGCCAAGATTGAAGGCATGATGATCTCTGTGGACGAATACATGCAGAATCAAGCCGACGACGACGAAGCAATTGCTGAAGAACCAAAGAGCAAGAATCAAGCCGTTGCTGCTCGTATTGCACGTGGTGTACAAAAAGGCACAGCCAAAGCCAAACCAGGTTCTGCCAGTGCAGAAATGGCCAAAATGCAACCCAAAGAATTGAATAAATTTGCCAAGGGTAGTACCAAAGGCCTGCCTAAAAAAGTTTCTAAAAACAAAGAAGAAGTTGATGAGACTTCTGAAGAAGGCAGAATCACTACCACACGTACTGGTCCTGGGAAGACTTTGACCACTTCCAGTACTGGAAGAGTCAGTGCAACCATTGGCAACGGTAAAATGTCTGTCAAACCAGGCAAACCAGAAAAACAAATGGACGATGACACAGACACAGCATCCGTGTCCAACAAGGATACCAGTCCAGCCAAATCCAGCAGCGGCATGAGTTTCGGTAAAGGCATTTACGACTCAATGAATCGTGAACTAGAACAAATGATTGCTGAGTCAATGAGTATCAACATGAGCGACTCAACAGAAGGCAACAAAAGCCTCACAGTCACAGCCACTGATGATGACGCAATGAAATTGGCCATGATGCTGAAGTCAGCAGGCCTGGGCGGTCAGGGACGTGAACTGCAAAGTGATGAATCATGCTCAACATGCGGAATGCCAGATTGTGGTTGTGGCGATGTACAAGAAGCAGTGGACGAAAATGCTCCTGACTGGCCTACCAACACAGAAACTTCTAGCGATGCATTGCAATATGCTGGCGGTCTAAACAAGCCCAAAGCAGACGTTGCCGGCAACGGACAATCCACTGTGCCTGTTGTGGCTACTCGACCACACAATGATGATGACCTGCAAAGAATTAGAGAAATGGCCGGCATCAAAATTCGTAACCCTCTAGGCCCAACATCTTCTAAAATTGCTTCTATGTCAAAGGACGAAGTCAATGCTGCATTAAAATTGGGCATGAGTCCTGACATTGCTGCTATGTCAAACGACGAAGTCAATTCTGCATTGAAATCAGGTATGAGTCCAGACATCTCTGACATGAATTCTGATTCAGCCAATGCTGAATTTAGCAAAGACAGCATTCAACGCATGCGAGAAATGGCTGGCATTCGAGAAGCCAAAAAAGCAGTTGACGAAGAAAAAACTGAAGAAGGCAACTTGTTCACCAAAGGACTCGAAGACGATGATGTAAAAATTGGTGACAAGATTCCTGGAACAAATGCAATCAAGAAAAAAGACATTGATGAAAGCATTTTTGCTCTCACCAACCAATGGAAAGCATACAAGGGGTAAATCATGATGAGACCATACAGTGAAGTGGCAGCAGAAATTGCACAGCGTAACGCCAACAATTATGTACCGCCCGCTATCCCAGCCGTGAAACAAACACCTGTGGAAATCCCAGGTGTTATGTATCAAGCACGAGAACTATTTCAACCCATAGTCTCCAAACCTCAAGGTGACAAATAATGGCTACCACAACACAAGTTGTAAATGCAATTGGCAACACTCTTTGGACCACGGACAAAGTAGAATTTGCTACCACACTCAGCAATGTGACATTTCAAGTCAGTGCAGTGCAATTGACCTATAAACAAACTAATGGCAATACGGCCAACGCCACAATGACTACTCCTGTGGGCAATTTGTATGCCAACGCTATTGCTGTGCCAGGCAACGCTGTAGCCCAATACTACGTGGGTGCAGGCAACTATTTGAACATTCTCACAGGTGCTGGCGGCTTCACTGCCACTGCCCTGGGCACAGCCTCAAGTGCCACAGCAGCCAGCAATGGTATAGCAACTCCAGCCACCTAACATGAGAGCAACTGAGTTCGTCACTGAAGACAAGGTTGGTAAAATGAGCAAACGACAGAATCAAGCCACAGTGGGCTTGAACAAATTTCGTGATGCACAGTTTGCTGACCGGGTGTACGAACTCAACCGTATCATGATGGCTGTGGCGTCAACTGATGGCTCATTTGTGCCTGAACTTGATGGCGAGAGTTGGGCAGGCCGCAACAACATTGCAGCACCTTACACTCCTGAAGAACAAGACATGTTGAAAATGGCCTACAAGGCCGTGGGCAGTCATCATGAAGATTTAAACAAAGGTGACCTACGCAGTCAAGAACATCCTGCTGTTCATGTCACAAGCCCAGTCAAAGCCTTTGCGGGGTATCCCAGATGAGAGCCCGCGAATTCCTCAAAGAAGAAACAACGCTGCCTCCAGAGCAAGCAGATCCCATGAATCATGTGTTTGTGTTGCCTGGCGTGAACTCTAGCGATCCATACCAGATCTATCGACTGGGTGTGGCCATGGCTCGTGCCAGAAGTGACGCTGGAGTCAAAGATCCAATACCATTCATGCCCGACTGGAGTCCGGCAGCAGCATTTGGTGAAGACGCTGTGATTGGTGGGTTCAATGCCAGTGTTGAACCCATAATTGATCAAGCATTAAAAATGGCCGGCTTGCCCGCTAAAAAAGTACAGGTCAGCACACCCAACAGCGTAGAACCTGCGTCTGTGTTGAAACAAAGTCCAGTCAAGGCCTTTGCTGGCTACCCACGTTAAATCATCACATTTTAGCATTAGTCCTTTTTCTGCTAAATAATACTAGAACAAGGAACTTCAATGAGAGCCGCAGAAATACTTCGCCAAATGGCTGACATGATCGACGCAAAGTCACAACCTGTGGATCATGCACCGCATACATCAGGCTTGATTCCAGTGCCCACTGATGTATTTTTGCCGCCATTACAAGGCAAATACGAACTGTTGAAAAAAGCAGTGGGCGTTGAAAACGAATTTGATGAAAACGTTGACGAATTGGCCAACAATCCAGAAGCCAGCAACTATCGTGTGACTCCCATGGAACCAGAAGAAACTGACGCTTTGGAACGCATGAAAAAGGCCGCTGGCGTCAATGCATTGATCACACACGAACTCAGCAACGACGAGCCACTAGAATAAGGTGGTGCTATGAGTTTCCTCCAAAATCTTTTTACCAGCCGAGACAACAACGCAAATGGTGCTACCTATGTAGGGCAACAAGAGCGTATCTGGTGGAATCCTGATACCAATGCTTTTTACTACAGCGACGGATCAACTCCCGGCGGCGTTTTAATCACTGGTGGTGGTTCAGGCAATGGTGTACCCGGCGGATCAGTCAACAACATACAGTTCAATCTTGATGGTGCAAACTTTGGCGGAACACCCAATCTAGTGGTCACCAGCACTGGATTGAGTTCTGTGGGCAACATCGAAACTGGTGATACCATAGTCACAGATTTCATAGCAGACACTGGCACAGGCAATATCTATCACACCGGTAACTTGTTGCCCACCAACAGCGGTTACAGTTTAGGTCTGCCCACTGTGCCTTGGCAAGATGCATACTTTGGCCCACAGAGTATCACTGTGCTTGACGCAAGCGGCAATATTGCTAACTCGGTGGTTATTGAAAACCTTGCAGCCAACATTGTGATCAGCACCACTGGTTTTACCATCAACACATTTGGTACCACTGATCCAATCTTTCGTATTGAAACCATTACTGGTCAAATATTCAGCAATGCTGAAACAATCATTGCCAACGTCAACAACAGTTCCAATGTCACATCAGGATCCTTGCAAACAGCAGGCGGTGGAGGCATTGCCAAAGATCTTTATGTGGGCGGCAACATCTACGGCACAGGTGCTCAACTCAGCAATGTGGTCAACAGTCTCACAGCAGCCTCAGGTATTAGTCTAAGTAGCAGCACAGGTGCCATCACCATTGGCAGCACAGGCGTACTGGGCGTGAACGGCACCACAAATCAGATCAATGTGGCCAATGTAGGCAATGTGCTTACCTTGAGTTTGCCACAAAACTTCAACACCACAGCCAACGTACAGTTGTATTCACTCACAGTGAATGACCTTACCATCTTGGGCAACGTGTCAAACGTTATTCCAAGTGTTGTTGGGGGCAAGATTGTGTACGTGGCCAACACTGCCACCAACTTTGCTGGCATTGACGTCAGCGGTATTGTCACTGGTAACATAGCCAATGGCGTGTATGCTGGCATGCTGTACAACACCACCAGCAACACCTGGCAAATGGACGTTGGCAACTCAGTTGGCATCACCGCTGACACAATATATGTTGCTGATGTCATAGCCAATGGCCGAATAAATTTAGGCAATGCCTACAACAATTACGATTTTACCAATGCATTATTGCAAGGTGATACCAGTGTGGACAACTACAGCCAGATTGTCCTGAAGAATCACAGTCAAACTGCCAATGCGTCATCAGACATTGTAGCAGTGGCCAACAACGGTGATGACAGCACGTATTACATTGACATGGGCATCAACTCCAACGTGTATGCCAACGTGGACTATGCTGTGACCGGTGCCAATGACGGCTACTTGTACATCAACGGTGGCAACCTTGTGATAGGCACACAAACTGCTGCCCGAGTCATCAAGTTCTTCACTGACGGCACAGACAATGTCAGCAATGTGCGCATGACCATCAACAGCACTGGTGCCAGTGTTGTGGGCAACATAACTGGCAACAACATAATCAGCACCAATGCCACCATAGGGGGTATAGTCAGTGCAGCCGGCAATGTCACTGGTGGCAACTTGATTGGGCAAAATCTCACACCAGGACGCATTGCCATTGTTGGGTCAGGCAAGCAAGTTTCTGACATTGGTTTTCTTACTTTTAATGCCGCAGCCAATGTGCTCAGTGTTGTGGGCAATGTCAACGCCACCAACTTCAATGGCACATTCTACGGTAATATTGTTACCACTGGCAATGTCAGTACCGCTGGAAATGTAGTTGGTGCCTACGGCATATTCTCTGGTGGCAACACTGTGATCAACGCAGGCATCAGCACCACAGGCAATGTCACTGGCAACTACTTCCTGGGCAACGGCAGTCAACTCACAGGCGTGATCACCACAATCACCCCTACTGCACTGAGTAGCACAGTTCATATTGCAGCAACCACCACAGGTAACACAGCCAACATCATAACAGATGCCACCACGGCCAACACAGCCAACACCATTGTGGTACGTGATCAATATGGTGCTATCAATGTCAATGCCTGGGCAGTGAACACCAGGCTGTCAGCAGCCAATACCACAGCCACCACAACGGATTACTGGATTGGTCTTACTGCTAAAAATTTAACTGTTACCTTGCCCAATGCAGCCAATGGTGCCTACAACGGAAGACAATATCAAATCGCCGACACAGTACACTTAGGTTCTCCCAACGACACAGTCACTGCCCAAAGTCCAGCAACTGTAGTGGGCAACACCGGATTAACACAACAAGGACAAATTGTGTTGGCCACCTATGTGGGCGGAGTGTGGTATTGCAACTAATAAATATTGACATGAAAAAACTCATCCTACTCTTACTTGTCGTTCCTGTATTGGCTCTAGCACAAGGCAAACAAAAACCTGGTGTGACCTATGACGCTGAAATCACCAGAGTCATAGACGGCGACACAGTGGCCTTTCACGCACCCTTTCTACCCGACCCCCTTAAAAAAGAACTGTCAATCCGAGTGTTTGGCGTTGATACTCCAGAAAAAGGACATCGAGCTCAATGCGAAAGTGAAAACCAACGAGGCCAAGCCGCTACCGCTTTCACTAAAAATGCAATTGCACAGTCCACCCAGCGTCAGATCATTCTCATGGATTGGGACAAGTACGGTGGTCGTGTACTGGGAGATGTCATTCTAAATGGTCAAAGTCTGCGCCAGATGCTGATTGTGAATGGCTATGCCAGAGAATACTACGGCGAAGCCAAAACGTCTTGGTGCCAATGACCGCACCGTAAATACGGTATGAGCAATTTCTACTGTGCAGCCCCCTGGCGTGGCCTGCACATCAATCCCCGAGGTGACGTTAAAACATGCTGTGCTGGCAACCCCAACATGCTGGGCAACCTCAATTCTCAAACCATTGAACAAGTGCTCAACAGCGATCTAATGGCTGAAATACGTCAAAGCATACAGCGTGGGGAACCACATGCCTACTGTTACAACTGTGTGCAGGCCGAACGTTATGGGCGCAGTGAACGTGATTGGCACAATTCAGTAAGTCCCGAATTTGATCCCACCACGGCTGACAACACCAAACACGTACCTACCTTGATTGATGTGCGTTGGAATACCACTTGCAACCTCAGTTGCAACTACTGTGCAGAAGCATGCAGTAGCAAATGGGCCGCACTGAAGAACATGTCTGTGGCATCAGGAGCAAGACCTTACTATGAAGCAGTGTGTGATTATCTTGAACAGCATCATGGCCACATACGTGAAGTGGCCTTGGTAGGCGGAGAGCCTTTGTTGCTGCCTGAAAATGATCGACTGCTGGATGTGATTCCAGAGGACTGTGTGGTCACACTGATAACCAATGCTAGTGTTGAACTGGAAAACAATCGCATATTTAAAAAACTAGCCCTGCGTAACAAAGTTGGGTGGAGCTTGAGCTTTGACAATATTGGTGACAGATTTGAATATGTACGACACGGCGGTTTGTGGTCATTGTTGCTAAAAAATTTGGACGCTATACAACAACTCATGCGTGATCAAGGTCACTGGGGCGGTGTACATGCTGTGTACAACATATACAATGCTACCAATTTACAGGAACTGACTGAGTTTGCCAGACAGCGTGATCTGACCATACACTGGCAAAGTCTGTATCAACCCGAATGCCTTGACCCTAGTAATCTAGGTGCTGATGTTGTGGCATTGGCACAGGATGAAATTAAAAAATTGTTGTCTCACAACATTTGTTTGCCAGCAGAGCAACAGTTCTTTGAAACAGTGTCGCAAAACATACAATCAAAACAAGACTTGAGACCGCAACTGCGTGAACATACTGTACAAATAGAACAACAATATCACCCTAACACACTGGGTGAGTTTGAGCGTTTATGGCCGGAAATACAATCGTGCTTGTGATGCTATCAGAATTTATACCAAAATGATTTCAATTTACAGCAACAATATAATCATGGACACATATATTAGTCAGTTGAATTTCTTGCAACCGTATCAAGTTTACCATTCAATCAACGAATATACCAATTCAACAGCTAAATTTAAAATAGCATTTGTCAATCATTTAGACAGTTACAATCGTCCAGCGGACGAGCAACAATACATGGAGCAAATAGTCAACGGTAATAAATTCTGTCAGGATATAATGCAATTAAAATTGGTCAGTGATTTATTGTTTGCATTTGACAATGAGATGCACCCTTATCATTTGAACATATTTCAACAAAATTCTCAAGACAATGTGTACTGGATGGTTCCCATACAAATAAATCATAACACAGGAATCAACCATGAAAATTTGATTTTTTATCCATCCCACATTGAAAGATCAGCAGGACCGTATCAACAGTTGACACACAAGTTACAACAAATAAATCATGGAACAGTTAAACCATTGTACTTTGACGCACTGTTGGGACTAGAAAGACCGCATAGAGATTTTGTATTCAATGCCATTGAAGAAAATCATTTACAACAAAAGATTTTGACTACCTACACAAAAAATACCAGTCGTTGGGTTGTTCCGGGGGTGAAAAATGATTTCAAAAAAGAATTTTTACATGAACCAGACATTGAAAATTTTCACGAGACCATTACACATTCTGCAATGCAAGTAGGATACCACGGGCAACAACTGGCATTGAGTGTGATTGTGCCAATACAAATATACAATCAAACTGCATACAGCATAATAGCCGAAACTCATATTGACAATCGATACAGTTTTTTTACTGAAAAAACTTTCAAACCCATGATAGCACGTAGATTGTTTGTGGTATTCTCGGGTTGGAAATATTTAGAAAATCTTCGTAAACTGGGGTTTCAAACTTTTGACAATGTTATTGATGAAAGTTATGACCAGATTCTTGATGACAAAGAAAGATGGACAGCCGCTTTTGAACAAGTAACAAGATTGTGTGATATGAACCAAGCCGAAGTATTGGAAAAAATTTCTGCTCGTATTGAACACAACCATAGCTTAGTAATGAGCACAAAATGGCAGACTAGCCATTTGCAACAAATGCAACAAAAAATAAACAACAAACTTGGGAATTTTTTATATGATTAATCAATTACAAAGAACACATAATATAAACAAAGCACCGTGGCACTTTGGAACAAACTCTGCTGGTCAAACACTAAAATGGATGCCCACTGACACTGAAGAAAGTTTTCAACGTCTTGTGCAGGTCGACGAGTATCGAGAATATTTTCGCAGCAAAGGCTGGCTCGAACCAGATGCCATAACTTATTGTATCAATAGTCAAGGCTTTAGATCTGAAGAGTTTGACCCGCAAGCAGCCAGTGTGGTGTCATTGGGGTGTAGTTATACCATTGGGCTTGGATTGCCCGAAAAATCTACTTGGAGTTATTTGGTCGCACAATCATTGGGGTTAAAAAATTACAATCTTGCCTGGGGCGGCACCAGTGCAGATACTTGTTTTATGCTGGCTGAATATTGGGTACCAGTTTTAAAACCACAATTGGTAGTAATGGCCGCACCACCAAAACATCGTTTTGATCTAGTAAATGAAGATAACAGCAACAAACATGATACTTACTTGCCTGCCAGTGAAATCAGCGGTGCAGACACTGACAATTTTATCAAGACTTGGTTTTTGAATGATCGTAATGCAGACTTAAATAATGCACGGAATCGACTGGCAGTAGAAGGCCTGTGTTCACGGTTAGGCATACGTTGCCTGACATACAATGCACATGATTGGTTTGCTAAAAGTCGAGAAGAAGTTGAGTATGCTAGAGATCGCATGCATGCTGGCCCAAAGGGACATGAGTTATTTGCAGAGAGAATCATAAATGATTTCGCCACCATCAAGTAAAAATTTAGAAACAGTGTTGGTCAAAGCACCGCACCGCAAAGAAGTCTACACTGAAGATGAATTAATTGAATTTGCAAAATGTGCAGACCCTGTAACTGGGCCACTGTACTTCATGGATAACTTTTTCTTTATTCAGCATCCCACACGTGGCAAAATGCTGTATCATCCGTTTGAATATCAAACCAGACTGATTGAAACTTATCACAACTACAGGTATTCGATATCGCTAATGCCTCGACAAACCGGCAAATCAACTTCGGCTGCTGGTTACTTATTATGGTATGCAATGTTTGTGCCAGATTCGACTATTCTAGTAGCAGCACACAAATACACAGGTGCGCAGGAGATCATGCAACGTATTAGATATGCATATGAACTGTGTCCCAATCACATCCGAGCAGGTGCTACCAGTTACAACAAAAACTCACTAGAGTTCGAAAACGGCAGTCGTATTGTAGCACAGACCACAACCGAAACAACTGGACGGGGTATGAGTATATCCTTGCTGTACGCTGACGAATTTGCGTTTGTGCGACCCACTATTGCCAGAGAGTTCTGGACTTCTATCAGTCCTACATTGGCCACGGGTGGTAAAGCAATTATTACAAGTACCCCCAACTCAGACGAAGATCAGTTTGCATACTTGTGGAAAGGTGCCAACAAGACTGAAGACGAGCATGGTAACACCACTGAACTAGGCATCAACGGATTCCGTGCATTTAGAAGCAATTGGCGCGAACATCCTGACAGGGATGAAAAGTGGGGGCTGGAACAACTGGCACAGTTAGGTGAAGATCGATTCCGTAGAGAAATGGAATGCGAGTTTGTTATCAATGATGAAACACTAATTGCGCCTACCAAACTGTTGGACCTAGAGGGAGTAGAACCCAATCGCAGAACTGGGCAAGTACGCTGGTACAAAACACCCACTAAAGACAAGATATACATTGTGGCCTTGGATCCTAGTTTAGGCACCGGCGGCGACCCTGCTGCCATACAAGTGTTTGAAGCAGATACCACAGAGCAAGTGGCTGAGTGGCGGCACAACAAAACAGACATCCCTACACAGGTCAAACTGTTGGCGGACATTGTGAATGAACTGTACGAAATCACCAAAGACGACAAAAAGATCTACTACTCAGTGGAAAACAACACCATTGGTGAAGCAGCACTGATCTCAATAAATGAGTACGGAGAAGAGAACATCCGGGGTTACTTTCTAAGTGATAATTCTGTAACAGGCACAACAGGGCGCAGATTCCGCAAAGGATTCAACACCACAAACAAAGCCAAACTCACTGCTTGCAACAAGTTCAAAGTCTTGGTAGAATCTGGACGCATGCGACTGTACAGCAGACCCTTGATCAGTGAGCTCAAAACCTTTGTTGCTGCCGGTGGTAGTTATGCTGCCAAACCCGGAGAAACTGATGATCTTGTTATGAGTTCGCTGTTGGCTGTGCGAATGCTGATGATGTTGCAAACATACCACGCAGAATTAGACACACAAATGAAAGATCACGGCGATAACATCATTGAGCCAATGCCGTTCATATCAATGCTACGCTAAATACACAACTATGACAATGGAAGCATTACCTCAAGATCTAGCAGACTTTCTGGTTACAAAGAACTTTGACCCGGAATACTTTGACAAACAAGGCCAGCCCAGTGAAGCCGGCGAAGCTACCACTATAAAATTTGATTATGTGGCAGATTCGGGCAAGAACTACGGCACAGCAGTGTGTGTGATATCCAATGATGAGCTGAGTTTGTATTACGGAGACAACTTGGGTCGGGGCATGGAGCCTGAAGACAAAGACGAATGGTACAGTTTCTTGGAACAACTCAGCAACCAAGCAGCCAGTCATTCAGCCACCTGGAGCCCTACAGAAATCAACAAACTCAAACACAACTTGGCCGGCATTGCTGCCATCAAAGAAGGCTTGTTTGAAGGCTACTATGGCAACAGAAAAGTCAGTTACATGGGCGAGCAAACCCAAGCCAGATTGGTGATCAATCACAATCGTGTGTTGGGCGAAAATGACAAGCGTTTTCGCTATGTGGAAAGTTTGTTTATTGAAACGGCTGACCAAGAACGTTTTCGACTGTCATTCAAAAGTTTAGCAGGCGGTAGAGCCATGCTGGAACATGTGCGATCAGGTGGTCGTCCCTACGATGTACGTGGCAATCACATTGCAGAAATTGTCGGAGAAATGGCTGTGCTGAGCCGATTCAATCGTGCCCAACACCATCGTGTGTACGAAGGTGTCACACAAGAACTGGTAGAAAGCGCACAGCAATACTATCGCAACCTACAAGAAACAATCAAGCATCTTGGCAGCCCACGTGGCTATCAAGCATACTTTGAATCCTGGGCTCCTGACCAAGTTGGTGAAGCCGAAGCCCTGGTAGAAAATCTACGCGACCTGTTTGTAGAACAGACCTTGGACGCTAGAATTGAAGCTGCCTTGCCCACACTGGCCAAGATACAACAACAAGGAAACAACATGAAAGAAGCGCAAATATTTGAAAACTGGATCAACAATCTCAGTGAAGGCACCTGGGCATTGCCAGAAACTCCTGAGCAAATGGAAAAACTCAATGAGTTGATGAGTGGCGAACTGATCGTTGGTCCTGATGCTACCAATGCCACAGAGCAGTTGTATGACATTGTGGGCGACGATGAACTGTTTGATATTCTCAACGACTTGGCTGACCGATCAGAAGGCCGTGCCAACATTTGGGACGACTCAGATGTACAACGCAGACTGGCTGAACTGGGCGTTCAAACTCCCGAAAGCACTCGAGCAGAACCTGCCGACGTTGATCAAGATGAGGCACCCCCAATGAATGAAGCTCCAGAAGGGAGATTTTTCCCCGACACCTATAACTACGGTTATGGCAGCATGTCCAATCCAGGAAAACTCAGCAATCAAGAATACAAAGATTCAATGAATAAACGATACGGACAGCCAGACTTGGATACCTCTAAGATGAATAAACAACATCAAGATTTTTATGACAAGAATCCCAGTTTCAAACAAAGTGGAAAAGAAGTTGTTAGCCCAGATGGCTCTGGTCGACTCGCTTCAAAAGTTGTACCAGCAGTGACTGATACAAAAGTAGACCGTATACCAATGAACACATTTGGTGCCAAACAAGGCAGCGATATTCCCAAGAGTATTCAAAAGGGCGGCGGCAGTGCTACCAGCAGAATGACTGGTGGCGGTGGCATGGGCGGTGGCGCGGGGTTGGGCGGTGGCGGAAAAGATCCTATGAATAGAAGTATTAATCCATTAAAGTTGGAGAACGCCGAACTGGCTCGCATGCTTG